TGCTGTACAGCCGGACATAGCCGCTCGACGCGCTGATCGCGGTGCTCTGCGCGCTGGTGCCGCTGACCGCGACAGACTGGGTGCTGGCGTCAACCAGCCGCATGATCGGGGGTCCGGCCATGGTCAGAGCCTCCCGGGCGCGGTGCGAAGGTAGAGGTATTCGGAACTGTTCAGGAGTTTCCTGACGGCCGGCAGGTGGTCTTGGTCGAAAACGTTGACGCCGAGTTCATTGCGCCATTTTTCGACGATCGACATTGGTATCGACGCCGCCCGGCGCATCTCGCGGGACGGCGAGTAGCCATCGTTCGACGTATAGAGCGCCTTGTTGGCCTCCAAGGCAGGCTCGACATCTTCCGATCGGATTACCGTCAGATCGCCGGTCATTTCGTCTTCGATGTATTTAGTATGGATCGTCATCTTGGAATATCCTGAAGATGCTGGCCGTGAAAACCGGGCGAAAGCCTGGACGAATTGAAGCTCAACGACGCTCATGGGCATTGTTGCCGCGCGCCGATCACCCCCACGGCCAGCGCTTTCATTTCAGCCGATGTGGCCGGCGCGGGTCTGGGTCAAAAGCTCAGCCTCTTCCTTGGTCATGACGACCCGCTGACCTTTCTTCAACGGCCCACCGGGTTCAGTCCCGTTTCCAGTCCAGAACGGTTCATTGTCGGCTGTGGTGACGAACCAGACTTCACCATCACCCGGCACGCGCCCGGCGTCTTCCGGCGGCAGGCTGGGGTTCTCCGGCGCCTTGGCGGTCTTGGGCGGCTGCAAGGCGGCGTTGGCGATCTCCGGGTCCACCGTGTCGAGCAACACCTGCCCACCTTTCCCGTCCGGCTTGGTGCCGCTGACGGTGATGTTGGGGTTCAGCGCCTGGGCGCCATCGGTGTTGAGGATGTCCTCGGTGTCCGGCGTCTTGCCCGGCTCCGGCACGTCATCGCCTTCAACAATCGCGTTCGCGTCGGTGGCTTCGACTTCGTCCGGCGCTTCTTCAGCGATTTTCTTCGCCATGCTTCTCTCCATTAAGAAGGGCGACCCAAAGGCCGCCCCGTCGTTCCGTGTTTCCGTGTAACCGTGTTTCCGTGGATCAGCCGCCTGTGTCGGCGATGATGCCGTGAGCGCGCTCGTTCAGGACCTTCGAGCAGTATTCTGTGAACACCATCCGCTTCTCGCTGTGGCCGGTCTTGGCGAGAGGTGTTTGCTGCATCTTCTGGAAGTAGCAAATTTCCACCTTGCTCGGATCGACGACCAGAACATCGCGGGTCCGCATCAGCCGGCTGGGGACGACCTGAAGCTCGCCAAAATCGCTTACGTACACGTCGATTGCCGCGACAATCTTTCTGCTATCCATTTCCCGGAAGGTCGTGGCGTTGCCGGTGAAGGCGGAGATGAGCTGCTTATTGGCCGAGCCGACGAAGACCAGCGACGGGTCGCTACCACTTCCCCAGACCAGGGCGATGACGGCTTTCAAAAGTGTCTCGGTCAAGGCTCTCGCCGTGCCGTCCACGGCGGCCGTGGTCGGGTAGCCGGTGGTGGTGCCGGACAGCACCGGGTTCACGCCCGACGATCCGCGCGACACGTTGGTCTGGAGGTAGCTCGGGAACGACGCCGACTGCCGCGCGACCGACGCGCTGCCCGCGACACCGACCTTGTTGCTCAGAAGCTGCTTCTCAATGTCGCGCTTCAGTTCCTGCGTCTTGAGCGCGACCTGCTTGCTCATCTTGTTGAGGTCACCGACCTCGTCCGCGCTTTCGCGCGTGCTGGACACCTGGGCGACTTTGTCCGAGATCATCGTGTAGTTGGACAGCCGGACGCCTTCCGTCATGGCGTCGGCGGTCACGTCGTTGCCTTCGATCTCGGCGTTGGTGTCCACGGCGGCCGCGAGATCCACGGTGACCCATTCAGGGTGCGTGCTGCTGGCGGTGCCCTTCTTGATCGTCGAAAGGAACGGGGTCTCGGTCGGAGCGATCAGTTCGGCGATCGCGGACAGGTCTTCCTTGATCACGGTGCTCTGGTAGGTTTGCGCGGTATTGGTAGGTACAGCCATGGGGTCAGCCCAATTCGATCAGGCGCGCGACGGCGTCGATATCCTTTCCGCCGCTGCGCTTCAGTTGGGAAATGACAGCCTTCTTCTGGTCGGGGGCAGGCCCTGCGGCGCCCGGGCGGACCATCTTCGGAGCTGTCGCGAGTTTGTTTTGGACGCTGGGCTTGGACGCCATGAGCTGGCGATACAGCATGCTCTCGCGGGCCATGACGATGGCGCGAGGATCGGCGGCGGCGGATATCTCATGGTCCGCGTACCCGATTGCCCTCAAGTGCTCCGCGATTTTCGGCTGTTCGGCCTTGGCTGTTTCCGGCTTCTTCCACTCCGGCAGCATCTCGACCAGTTGCGCGCGGGCGGCCTGCAGCGATTGCTGTTGCTGCTGCTGGGCGTGCTGTTGCTGGAGCTGCTGCGCCCGGTCGCGCTCGGTGATGACGGCCTGCAGTTGCCCGACGCGGATTTCCCAGTCTTCCTTGGCGTTCTGGTATCCGATCGGGTCCGCGTCGCGCATCTCGAGCGGCGGGCGGGGCGGTAGCGACGCTTGGAGCACGGCGGCGACCTGGTCGAGTTGTGTCGCGTAGTGCTGGCGTTCGGTCGTGACACGCTGGAACTCGGCTTCGGCGGCGCGCCGCTGTTCGGCCAGTTCGGCGGTCTTCCGGCTGTAGTCGGCTTGGCGCTGATAGCCGTTCAGCAACTCGTCGCGGGTGACCGCCACCTCCTTGCCGTCCACTTTGACGGTGAAGGTTTCCGGTTCCGCTTCGGCCTGCTCTGGCACTTCACCGTCTTCGCCGTCGTCGTCCTCGACGGGCGGCTCTTCCGGCCCCGGCTCCGGCACCGGCATCTCTTCCGGCTCGGGCTGGGCTGGCTGCTGGGAAGCGAACTTCCCCTTCGGGTCACGCGGCCGTTCGGTTGGCGGATTGTCGTCCCGCTCCAGTAGGCTGGTGATCAAGTCCACGGGATCGGGCGCGGAGGTTCCTTCGCTCCCGACGCTCGGGTTGGCGCTATCCGTATCCATGCCGTCTCTCGCTTGGGTTAAGGTTGGTGGTTCGTGCCGGTCCGCAGCTCTTCCAGCCGCTCGCGGGCGAGCAGGCCATCGGCCAGGACGGTTTCGAGTTCGGCGCGGACTTCGGCCAGCGCCTGGACGTGGTGCCACAGGCGTTCGCGCAGCTCCGGCTTGTCGGCCGGGCTGTTGCGCCACGCCAGCATGAAGCGCGCGTCCAGCGCCTCGAAGGCGCCGATCAGCAACGGGTCTTCGATGACGGCGCGCGCGCGTTCGGCCCGCGACACCTCGCGGCGCAGCGCTAATTCTTCGTCGGTCATCGTGCCGGCCCGATGAAGAAACTCGGCCCGCCGCCGCTCGGCAGTTCCACTTCAGGCGGATAGCCCGGATCGATCCGTTCCACCGTCACGGCGACGGGCGGCTTCGAACGGCGGTTCAATATGGTCATGATCCGGTCGGCGACCTCGTCACGGGCCAGCACATTGTCGGTTGCGTCGTCAATCCAAACCGGGACCCAGTCCAGACGGTCAGTCTTGTCGGTCCCGCGGAAGTGCGCGGTGCCCCACATTATTGCACCCCCCCGTTCGGCGGCATCGGTTGCATCTGCTTCTGGGCAATTTGGCCTTGTTGCTTCATGGCTTCGCGGTCGCGGTCCACGGCGGCGCGGATCTGCGCCATGTTGACCTGGGCGCCGTACTTGGCTTGCAGCTCGGCGGCTTTCAGGCTGATGTCGGCGTCGAGCTTGTCGCGCTCGCGGTCGTCGGCCCGCATCATCTTTTCCCGCTCCAGCGCCAGCTTGCCCTGTTCAACCTGCATGGTTACTTGCAGCATCGCCATGTTCGGGTCGGGCTGCGGCGGTTGGGGTGGCGTCGGGGGCGCTTTGGCCGGGTCCATGAAATAGCTGTCCACGCTCTTCAAGCCGGACAGTTGAACGAGCTTGGCGTAAGTATTGTAGAGTTCCTTGGGGCTGACCAACCCGAGGCCGCCCATCGCCAGCAACTCCTTCTGGCCCTGCAGCACCTGGGTCAGGTAGTTCAACTGTTCCATCTTGTTGCCGGTGCCGAGGCCGACTTCGGTCACCAGATCCATCTCGGAGTTCCAGCTTCGCGGGTCCATCGGCACCCACTGATTGCGGAGCCGGATGACGCGTTCGCTCTGCTGGTACTTGGTCACCAGCTTTAAGATGAGCTGGAACGCGCGCTTGATCCCCGTCTCGGCGAAGACGCGGGCGATCAGTTCAACTCTTTGTTGCGCCGCGGATTGCAGCGCGGCCACACCGGTCGCCGTTTGGGCCGCCGCCGCGCCGCCCTTCAGCACGTCGGCGTCGATGCCCTGCGACAGCTTGCTGACGCCGCTGCGGCCCTCCAAAACCCTGTCCACGTATTCCAGCATCGGGAACGCCGCGGCCCCGACAAACTGGCTGTTTAGTTCGCCAACCATGCCGGGCGCCTTGACGCGGACAACACCGCCCGCCTCGCTGTTCAGCAATTCTTGCAGGTTGACTTGACCATCAACCGCCCATGTCCTGGGTTTGTTCGCCAGATACAGGCTGTTCAGCATCTGCCTTGTTATGCTGGTCTTGATCTCTTGCAGGTCCTTGACCAAATCGCAAATGGATAACCCATCGAGGCGATGCGGCATCAGGATCGGACTCAGCACCGCGAACGGCGGGCCGTCGATCTCCTCGGTGTTCAGCAGCTTGCTGTCGTTGGTGCCGCCGAGCGTAACTTTGACCCACTCAACCCTCCCGTCGCCGTCCACATCGATGCGTGTGTACCACTCGGTGATCTCGATCAGGCGGCTGGCGCGGTCGCGGCTATCGCGGTTCACGTCTTCGAGGCTGCTGGGCTGAAGCCGATGGCTCCGCTCGCCCCACTCGTCATCCTCGTCCGCCGTGGGCAGATCATCGACCAGCCCGGCGTCATAGCCCTGCTCGATCAGGTCACTCTGGGTCACTCGCCGCCTATGACCTTGGCCGGGGGCCGTATCACTTTTGACCGATGGCAAGAATAAGTATTCCTCGGGCGGCACCGGCTCGACGCACACGCGGCCGTCCGGCTCCTCGTACGTCAGCCGCACGTCGTAGAGCGGCGTGGGCTGCCCGTCCGGCCCAGGCGGCCCTGGAGCGGCGGATTGCTCGGCGGCGGTGATCTCAATCGCGCTGTCCCGCATCAGCATGGTGAGCTGCATCTCGGACAGGCCGCCGAGGTCCTCGTGGCGCACCTTCGGCTCGTCCATCCACCAGATTTTCAGCACGCCCAGGCCGCCGATCAGCGCATCCTTGAAGAACGTATGCAGGTTCAAGAAGCCAGGGTTGTCCCGGTCCCAGATAAACGACACCAGATCCGTGGCTTGCTCCGCGACCTGCTCGTCTTCGGGTCCTTGAGGTTCAAATTTGCAAACCTGATCGGTGCTCGCGAAGACCTTGATGAGCTGGGGGAGCAGCCATTCGACGGTTTCACACGTTTCCCGTGTAACGACGGATGATTGCCCAGGTTTTGAGGGCCATCTGTTCCGGCCCATATAGTAATCAAGCGCGTCTCGCCTACCGCTAGACAACGTGCCGATGTGGCTCTCTGCCGCCGTGATCTCCCTGCCACAAATAGACTTAATGTCATCTTCAGAGAGCGGCTTCGGTGTCATGACCATGCTAAACCACCCATCCCACGTCCGCCTTCAGCGGCTTGCTCCAGTCCCCGCCCGCCTTCTCAAGCGAAATGCAGCCATACCGAAAGCTGTCGGACGGATGTGACGCCCAGTTGTGCAGAGGCTTGCTTCGGAACACCTTCAGCCGCTCGTCCCAGTCTTTGCGATACTGGCGCAGCGCGTCCAGCCCGGCGCGGCACTTGTCGGCATCGAACCAGCAGCGCGGCAGCGCCATGCGGACGGCATGGATACCGTCATCCACCGACAGGTTCGGCGCGATCTCGAAGCGGATGCCGAGGTCGGATGCTGTGTCGATCCGCGCCCGGCCCGACCCCAGCTCGCGCACGGCGATGTCGTGGGGTGCGATGTGGCGGTCGTAGACATAGGGCTTTTCCTTCAGCGCGCGGGCGTAGAACGGCAGCCCCTCGCCCGAGGCTTCGAGGAAATCGATCACCCGGATCTCGGCGTTGACGCGCTGGACGAACCAGATCGCCGTGCTGTCGCCGATGCCCAGGTCCCACCACGTCTCAACCGACTTGGCCGGCTCGTAGGGCACGCGGGTAATGCGGCCGGCGGTGTCAGCCTCGCTCAGCAGATGGCCGTAGTACGAGCCGATGACGTTGGCCTCGAAGCTGGTTTCATACTCCTGATCGAACTGATCCGGAGTCATCATCCGGCGCGCGTCCGCCAGTTCGTCCTCGGGCACGATGCCGGTTTCGGACGCTTTCAGCCGCAGCTTGAACCAGTCGGGATCGGTCTGGGCGTCCTGCCACATCTTGTAAAAGTGGTTCATGCCCTTGGGCGTGCCGAGGAACACCGCCCAGCCTTGGCGGTCGGACAGCGCCGGCCGGATCACCTCGGCCCAGGCGCGCGGCTCGGCGTCGCCCCATTCATCCACGACGATGCCGTCAAAGTAGTTGCCCCGCAGGCGTTCGTAGTTGTCGAGGCCGTAGAGCCGAATGCGGGCGCCGTTGGGCAGGTCCACGCGCAGCTCGGACTCATGGGCGCTCGCCCCGGGAATGGGCGCGGTGAAGCGCTTCAGGTAGGACCACGCCACATCCTTGGCCTGGGCGTAGAGCGGCGCCGTATAGGCATATCGGCCGTCCGCCTTGCCGCACAGGATCGCGGCGCGGATCAGGTCGTTGATGCAGGCCACCGTCTTGCCGGCGCGGCGGTGCGCGACCATCACGCCCCAGCGCTGGGTGCGGTCGTGGAACGGCATGAACTGCCGGCGCGGCGCATACGGGATCGTCACGACTTGTCGGGTGGCAGCCACGTCATCACCATCTGAACCGGCCCCTCGCCGTCCGGCCCGCTGTGCTCGTGGGCTTGCCGCTCCTTCCAGCCCATCCGCGACTTGGTCCACCAGATGGCGGCGGTCGTGTTGCCTTCCTTGGTCGCTTGGCTGAACAGCGTCTTGGCGACCTGAGCATTGGCCTCGATCACGCCGAGGTCCAGTTCGTCGCGGTAGTGCAGACGAAGTGTCTTGCTGTCGATATCGAAGACGCGGGCGATCTGCTCTTGCGGAATACCGTAGGCGCTGAGCGCCTTGACCTTGGCGCGGTCGGCATCGGTCGGCTGATGCGGCGGCCGTCCGCCGATGTCCCGCAACACCTCGTCGTCGTGTTTCAAGTCGGGAAAAACCTTGTCACTCTGCGGCCTGTGCGTGTGGTACGCGCTCGGCGGCGATGTCATCGAAGCTGCGTCCGTCGCTTTCCAGCTTGGCGGTCTGCCCGGTGAAGTTCTGCCAGCGGCGCACGGCAACGTCTGTGTAGACGGGGGCCAGTTCCATGCCGTAACAGGATCGTCCGTTCTTCTGCGCGCTGATCAACTGCGTGCCGCTGCCGCAGAACGGCTCGAACACGAGGTCGTCGGGATCGGAGAACGCGGTCAGCATCTCGGACACCAAATCAACCGGGAACACGGCGGGATGCTCGCACTCGATGCCGCGCGCCTTGTGGCGCATGACGCGGACGACGCTGTCCGGGATCTTGTGCGACTGGAGAGACAAGTGCGGCGATGACACGCCGCTCATCTTGCCGTCTTTGCGCCGCATCCCGTTGCCATGGTCGTTGTATTCGATGCTCTCAGGCTTTTTCGCCTTTGTCTTGCGCGCCCGCTCGGCAACGCGGTTGAAATGGAAGATAAACTCGTGCGATGGGGCAAGGCGCCCGTTCCAGTCGCCGGGCAGGCCTGGGCCTTGATCCCAGACGTACCAGCCAAAGCGGCGCCAGCCAGCGGAGCGCATCCACTCGACCCAGCCATCCCAATACGGCATCCATTCGCCGTCGCGGTGGATCATGCCGAGGTTGACCAAGACTTGCGCATCATGCTTGACGGGCAGGATGCTGAAGACGCCCTGCATCAGCGCATCCCAATCGGAGATGCCGCCCGACTTGTAATCGCGCTGCTGGCCATAGGGCGGGGATGTGAAGCACAGATCAGCCTGGGCGCCGTTCATCAACTTGGCGATGTCGTCGGCGCCGGTGCTGTCGCCGCACAGCAGCCGGTGACGGCCCATGACCCACACATCGCCGGTGCGGGTGACGGGATCGCGCTCTGGCTCGGGAACCGCGTCGGCGTCCCCTTCGGTTTCGTCTGCGGCGGGCGCGAGCAGGTCGGCCAGTTCGTCGCCGCTGAAGCCGGTTAGCTGCAAGTCGAAGCCGTCCGTCCGCAGCTCTTCCAGTTCCAGCCTCAGCGCGTCGTCGTCCCATCCGGCATTCAGCGCCAGCTTGTTGTCGGCGATGATGAGCGCCTTGCGCTGCGTCGGGGAGAGGTGTCCGAGCCGAATGCAGGGAACGGCCGGCATGCCGAGCTGGCGGGCGGCGAGCACGCGACCATGGCCCGCGATAATGCCGCCGTCGCCGTCCACGAGCACCGGATTAGTCCACTGAAACTCTCGAATACTGGCGGCGATCTGGGCGATTTGGGCGTCGCTGTGCGTCCTACTATTCCGCGCATATGGAATAAGTTGCTCAATCGGCCGGTAGACGACGGTGAGCGCGGTCTGGTCGGTCAAGCGGTGCCCCGGACATGCGAAAGCCGGCGAGAGTTTCCCCCTGCCGGCGAATTTGGTGCTGCGTGTTCGCGCATATCACCGACGTACCACTGCTGGTTCCCAGCGTCAAGTTTCCTCAACATGTGGTGGCGCGAGGTCTTCGAGCATCCACTCGCCGACGGTGGCGTGGAGCTGCGGCCGGCGTTTGACGTGGACCTTGACGAGGACGCGGACGAAGCCGCTCTCCTGTTCCCGGCGGCGCAGTTCAGCCTGCGCCCTGGCGTTCTCCTGGCGGCGTTTGGGTGTGGTCATCGGCGCAGGCTTTTGACGATGGTGAGAATTTCATCGATGCGGCTGTCCATCTGTGTGACCAGCTTGATCATGTCGCCGTGCTGTTCAGCCATCAGGATATCCATTCGGTCAAACCCTTGAGCGACCTGGGCTTCGAAGGCGGCTGCGCGGGCCTCGAACCGGGACACCGCGCGCTCCAGCACTCTGACCTCGATGCGGAGGTTTCTGATTTCGTCGGTCATGCCCGAGCCTCCTTCCGCTGGAAGCCGCGCACGACCCAGACAAGTGCGGCGCCCGCGAGGTACATCGCGATGGGCGCGGCTACCGATAGGGCGGCGCCTTCAAAGATCGTCCGCCATAGGGCGGGACCACAGTCTGGTAACATTCTGCCAGCCCAATAACCCTCAACACTAGGATCGCGGCATAGATCTTCAGCCCGTCTCGGCCCCTCGAGAACGATCAGGACGATCAAGGCGACGCTGGCCACAGCCCACAGCCGCTTCAGTCCAAGTATCCAATTCACCGCGTCGTCTCCGTCTGATCGATGTTGCGTCGAAACAGACGTTAGCCGATTACTAATAATCCGAACAGCCCCGCGTCCGACGTAGCTACATGTCGCCACCCAGCGCGTCGGCGGCGTAGTCCAAACCGATGCGCAGAAGTTCCACGGCGGCCGCTTTGTGCATGCCGTATCCGCGCTCATTGGCCCAGCGGCTTGGGCTGAAATCCTCGCACGCCACCGAAAACACGACCGACCATAACCGCCCGCCGACCGCGTCCCGGATCAGGCGGTATTCCCGCAGGGCGTCGAGGACGGCGTCGGTATAGCCGCCGGGATCGTTGCCATTGCCGGAGGCGTCGCTGTCCCGCGCCCCGCAGACCCCCAGCGCCCAGCACTGGTAAATACGAACCCCGGCCCGCGCTTGGCGTGGCGTCAGGGTTCCGCGCCGTTCCAGGACCTCGCACATGCCCATCACCCGCGTCCGCTCGCCGAAGCCGTCCGCCAGCCGCTCGACGGTCAGCCGGGAGGCTTTGCGTTTCGGATCCTCGAGGACGGCTTTCGTCACAGCATCCCCTCGGCCATCATTTTCTTGACGACGCGTTCGTGCAGGTCAACGGCGCGGGTGTCGCGGCGCGACTGGTCGCCCAGGTACTCCTCGATCTGGCGGAGCAGGGCGATGGACACGAAGACGTGGTCCGATCGCTCGCCCGACGCCGGGAGCACCGGCTTCCTCATGGGATACATCCAGGAATGCCCCCGCAAGGCGCCGCGTAGCGAGCCTGTGTGCGTTCTGGGGGGTGGGGAGTTATCCGCGCACCCTCCAAAACCAAAACGTCCGTAGCCACCGACATCACCCCCCTAGCGTCGATCATGGTTAACAACGTCATCCCACCCCCTCCATCAGTCGGACCGAGCCTTGCTCGGCCGATAACTTCCCCACCGCCGGCACGGCCTCGAGCCGGAGCGCCGCCTCCACGTCCTCGACCGAGCGGCAGACGTAAACGCGATGGCCGAGGCTGGCGAGGGTGTTGCGCCACGCGACCTGCTCGACGGACAGCCCGCCCTTGGCCGACTTCAGCTCGACGCCGAAGCAGCCGCCGAGAGCCCACACCAGCAGGTCGGGCACGCCGCGCCGGACGCCGAGCGCGACGAAGGCTCCCGCCTCGGCCTTGGACCGCCACCCGCCGTTCGGGACCGCACAAAATGCTAAAAGCCCACGGCTTTCATAAATCTGGAGAAGCATGACCACGGCGCGCTGAAGCTGTTCCTCCGGCCGGTTCATGGCTTCCTCTCCCGATCGATCATGCGATCCGCGACGGCCCGCAGTTCGTCGCGGGTCAGCCAGCCACTGAGCTTGCCGCAGTGGAGGCACGAGCCGCCGCAGCCGGTTTCGTCGTAGTGCCAGCGGTGTGGGCAGCTCCGCAGCGCGCACCGCAAGCCGAACCAGTTTCGCAAGGTCCTCGCGGCCATCACGGCCACCCCAGCCAGTGGGCGGCCATGATCGCGGCGAGCCCGCCCGCCCACAGCGCCCCCAGCACCCAGAACAGGCCGTTGACCGTCCGCCGCACCCGTCGCTCGAGCCGCTCGAAGCCGATGCGGATGCAGCGCTTCAGATCGCGCTCAAGGCGGCGCCCTGGATCCCGGTCGAGGAAGTGCGCGTGTTCGTGAATGGCGCGCTCGCGAAGGAATTTCTGTTCGGGCTGCCTTCGCTCGATCCA